CCACACATCATGCGAAACACCTCACCCACCCTCGTTTGGTCAGCTAAACCAAACAATCCAACCATCCTTGTTTATTCGCTTGAAAATTCTGTCAGTCAGTTTGTAGATGCTGTGTTCTCTGCAAAGAGAAAAAGCTTTAGAACTGATAGACTTATTCATAGAAATGGAAAGCTGTATTACAGTCCAAGCGATGAATACAGAGAATATGTTGTTAGAATCAGAAAAATTAAGTAGATTTGATTTTAATTAGGAGTGTAGGAAGTACATGTCCTACATTCCTAATATTTTTTACACACACACCCCCCTCATAGTATATGAATGTTCTTATATACGACATAGAAACCCTCAAGGAATTCTTTCTTGTTGTGGTGTACAATCCAGTCACAGAAGTTTATAGAGAGTTTCAGGTGAATAGATATAAAAACCGCCTAGATGGACTTATGGCATTTATAGAGAGCCACAAAGACTATTATTGGGTGGGCTATAACAATCTACGTTTTGACTCTCAGGTGATGGAATGGGTGATACGCAACTATGAGAATTGGCATGAGCTTTCAAATCTGGAAATAACAGCTAGAATAGCTCAAAAAGCATCTGATGTTATTGATGATGCAAACCATGAATTGTTCCCTGAATATCGTGAATCAGACCTATCCATTAAACAGCTTGATCTTTTTAAAATACACCATTTTGACAATAAGAACAGGCGTGTAAGCCTTAAAAGGCTAGAGTTTGAGATGGATTTAGAGAATATTGAAGAGATGCCTATTTCACATGTCAAGGAATCCTTGACAACTGAGGACATAACTCTTATAACAGAATATTGTATTAATGATGTTAAAGCCACCTACCAGTTCTATCTGGTCACTATTGGTGAGACAGACCATCCTTTATATAAGGGAGACAATAAAATTGAGCTGAGACAGGATATAGAGGCTGAATTTGGTATTCCCTGCCTTAACTATTCAGACAGTAAGATAGGGGATGAGATGATTAAGAAATACTATTGCCAAGAGAAGGGAATAGAATACAAAGAACTTCCAAAGAAGGGATTCTTTAGGAAGAGTATAGATGTACACAAATGCATAGCTCCATATGTGAGTTTTCAAACCCCAGAGCTACAAGCCTTCCTTAAGAAGATAAAGAAGCTAAAGCTGGGTATGCAAGATGATTTCAAAGAGGAGCTACATTTCTATGGTAATACGTATTCCTTTATGAAGGGTGGACTGCATACAGAGAATAGCCCAAAGGTGTTTGAAGCTGATGATGAGTATGAAATAATAGATTGGGATGTTTCGTTAACAATATGGCGAAACTAAAATTCCTTAAATTGACGGGAACCTCCTTAGAGCTTAACCTACCAAGCTATGGTAGAAATACACATAGTGGCTGAAGTAATTACTCAGGTATGGTAAAAAAGGTTAAGATTGGACAATCCGCAGCCAAGGGTCTATAGTGAAATAGATCAAGGTTCAGAGACTAAACAGGGAACATTTAACAATTAATTAACACAAGTGTCTTGGTTCTATCCATGTAATTACATACATTTGTAACATGAAATTGAATAGAAAAGAACACTTAAACCAAAGTGGAATATATTGTATAGCAAATAAAGTGAATGGTAAAGTCTATATTGGAAAAGCAAAATGTATTTATTCAAGAGTTAAACAACACGTAACTCAGTTGAATAAAAAAAGAAGAGATGAAGAAAATGATCATCTTATAAACGCTTGGCACAAATATGGAAAAGATAACTTTCACTATTTTATTTTAGAATATACAACACTTGACCAGTTAGCAAGCAGAGAGTTATATTGGCAAAAGATCTTTGAATGTACTGATAGAAATAAAGGATATAATTTTAGAGAAGATTCTGAAACAGGATGTGTTGTTTCTTTAGAAACAAGAAAAAAACTTAGCGAAGCTCAAATTAAAAGATTTTCTGATCCAAAAGAGAGACAAAAAGTAAGTCACACTTATTGGAAAGATAATCCAGAGGCTACTAAGGAAATGGCAAAAAAAGTTTCAGAAGCTACAACTAAATATTATATCAATCAGTATACTAAAGATGGTCAATTTATAAAAAGATGGAATTCTGTAAAAGAAATAACAGAACAAAATTCTTCTTATAAATGGCAGCAAATATATTCAGTTTGTTCAGGTCACAAACCTTCAATTTATGGGTTTGTTTGGAAAAAAGAATTAAAGTTAAATGATGATATAGTCCAGCTGTAATTGAAAGGTTACAGAGGCTGGAATGCATACTATCCAGCCATCATCATCAATAATGGCAAATATCCTCAACATCTAGGAAAAGAGTTTCTACGTGGTTATCAAGCTATGTTTGAGAAGCGATTGGAACTCAAGCCTTTAGCTAAGAAGGATAAGAAAATCAAGGGTATTGTAGGTGCACTCAAGCTTGCTGTAAACTCTGTATATGGTAAGAGTTCAGACATGCAAAGCTGGATATATGATAGACAGCTCACTATGTTTACCACTATTACAGGAGAGCTCAGCCTTATGATGCTTATTGAGGCTTATGAACTGGCTGGCATTCATGTAATAAGTGCAAACACTGATGGTGTAACAATTATGATAAAAAAATGTTACATCGAAAAGATGCATGAGATTAATACCTGGTGGTCCGAGCTTACTAAATATGAGCTAGAAAGAGCTGACTACCAGAAGATTATATTTTCCACGGTAAATGATTATCTTGCAATAAAAACAGATGGAGAAGTTAAGAAGAAAGGAGATTTTGTCACGGATTTCGAGCTTCATAAAAACAAAAGCGCTAGAATTATCCCTTTGGCTCTTGAACAATATTTTCTTCGTGGCATACCTGTTGACACTACTATTAAGTCTCATCATAATATCTTTGACTTCTGCCTAAGACAGAAGGCTAGCAAGGATTTTCATTATGAAGGAATAAAACGAGATAATCCTCCTGTAATATCAACTAGAGCTGATCTTGTTGAACATGGTTGGCTAGAATATGCGACAGATGTATGGATTAAAAAGGAATGGATTAATGAAAGAAAACCTTATGAAAAGATGGCAACATCTTTTGAACATGCTATATCATTAACAAATAATGATATAAGGTATAAACATTCCCAGAAGACTATATATAACAAGCTTATTCGTTATTACATTTCTAACACAGGAGAAAAACTCCTAAAGGTTAAGAATGAGAATAGTGATAGTGGTGCAGCTGATGTGTCTCAGGTGGAAGCTGGTGAATGGCTGGTTACAGTGTGTAACCATCTGAAATCCACACATTCCATGGCTAACATCAACTATGCCTATTATATTGAGCGTGCAGAAAAAATTATTCACAAAATAGCTACAGAGGGTAAAACCCGTAAAATAGTGGTGGACCCCAACCAGCTTACACTTTTTTAGTTATGCAACTTAAATTAGGAGATAGATACATAAACAGAATAGGTGCAGCCTGCTTTATTAGTCATTTACAAAGAGGACTAATGCACCTCACCTATCTAGCCAGTCCTTCCTATACAGAGCCCTGGAATAGGAAAGAGTTTATTGAAGAAGTGAATAGAAATGGCTTCACAAGGATTCCCAAACCTAAAATAACAAGGGAGAATATTCAAACACATCTAATTGAATACCAGCTTAACATGATTGGTAAGACAACATTAGATGTAAAAGAGGATGAAGAGTGGTATCACAACAATACATTCACTCAACAGCAATACGAACTATTTAGAGCGTATGCTATTCCTCTCATCAAAAAAACATTCAAATGTAACACTAAGAAGGCTGAGGAAACATTTGGTTGGTTTAACCTAAGCTATGGCCTTCGCTTACAAATCTAATCCCTATGTTTATTTACATTATTATTTTTGCTTGCATATTTGCAGCATGGATTGCGTGGGAAATCCACAGAGCTCCTTACATGGAGGACGAACGCACAACACTTACAGATGATCCCACAACATCGTGTTGGGATAATGAACATCATCCAGATCAACCAGTTTAAATTATTTATTTATGGGAAAGTATGAAGACAGCGCAAGAATAACGCTACTAGGCATGGTGAGCTTTGTTCTCACTCTTTTAATTATTACAATAATTAAAAACTGTTAAGAAATGACAAACCATCAGAATTTTCCTGAAGATTTTGAGAGGGAAGCTGCTAAAAATGTTGTATATTTGCTAGAAGAGCAGGAGATGATTATAAAAGAGATTAATGAGGAAGAACATCGTTTACCTGCAAAGGTGTACATCATAGAAGAACAGCCCAAACCAAAAGAGAATGAATCTGTCAAACGTGACACTCTCCCATTTTGAGGAGCTTATTAAGAAAAGTTATTCCCTTGATGTAGTTTTCTTATTGAAAACTATTGATGAGGGCATTAGTGTTATAGAGCTGTGTAATAGCAGCGCTAAAATATGCAATATGATGCAGACACTAGTGAGAAAGGGACTTATTACAAAAGAGAACAAGCTCACCACACAAGGAATAGAGCTATTAAAGTTTGTAGAGTCTGAGCAACCCATCAAGATTGTAAAAGCCACTTCTGCTAATGTTCAGTTTGAAGAGTGGTGGAAAACATTTCCAGGCACTGATACATTCACACACAAAGGCAAGAAGTTTGAAGGATCTAGGAGTCTCAGACAGAATAAGGAAGAATGTAAAATAAGATTTGATAAGATAGTGCTTGAAGGAGAATATACAGTGGCTCAACTAATAGAAGCACTTAAATTTGATGTCCTTCAAAAGAAAGAAAACTCTGTTAAAACTAGCAACAACAAGCTTACGTTTATGCAGAACTCTCTCACCTATCTAAATCAAAGAAGCTTTGAACCATTTATTGAATTAATTAAAGAAGGAGCTAAGGTGGAAGAAGCTCCTAAAACTGCAGGAGGCACTGACATATGAGTTTTGAACAGCTAAGAAAAGAAGTGGAGCTAGGGCTGGAAGGACGCAATGGGGGTATTCCTATGGGATTTGACAGACTCAATAGATACATTGGTATCCGTAAGAGTATGTATTTCCTTGTGGGTGGTCTCACTGGTTCAGGCAAAACTAGTTTTATAGATGATGCATTTGTGCTAAATCCATTTGATTGGTATATTGCTCAAAAAAACCCAGGCATTAAATTACGCATCATCTATCGCTCTATGGAGCGCACAAGAGTGTATAAAATGGCTAAATGGGTGAGCAGAAGAATATTTCTAGATCATGGAATAATAGTTCCTGTTCCTAGACTGTTAGGCTGGACAGAAAAGATGAGTAAAGATGA